ATACTTTTAAACAATCGGAACTTACAAACTCACAGATTGAAGATAGATTGAAAGCAAATACGGTTAAGATTTTAACGGTTCATAGTGCGAAGGGTTTGGAAAGTAAGTATGTGCTTTCATATAATGTAAGGGCTTATAATGACGATGAAGCAAAGGTGTGCTATGTATCTGCAACAAGAGCGAGAGACTTTCTTGTGTGGGCGAAGATGCCACCGAAGAAGAGAAAGAAGAACAGCGGAATTGTAAATTGGGAATAGAAAATTTCCACTTATAAATAGATTAGATTTATAAGGAGGTATCTTAATGAATATTAGTAAACAAAGCCAAGCAAGGATTGATTGGTTAAAAGCAATGCCTACTGCAGCACAATTTGAAGCAATTGCGATGGGAATTAAAAACCCACAAATATATAGTCAGTTTTTAGCTCTTGATGAAGGTGCTTCTATTTGGGATTATGCATATGCAGCAGGACTTATTAGCAAGGCTGATGCAGATTTTGCCAAGGCAGAAGAAGCAGAAGAAGATGAGGATGAAGAAGAAACCCCTACAGAACCAGCAGACCCTACTAATGAACCTATAGTTGATGGTGAATAAAAAATAACGGGCAATTAAGCCCGTTTTTTTAATTGGCTAAATTTGCATTTTTAATTAAAATATGATATAATTATAATATATAAGAAAGGAGATTTAAATGACAATTAATTTAACAGATTTCTACGACGTAAACAACGTATCTCATTGGACCACTTCGGTTGGCGTATCAATGTATGATATCGAACTTATATCTAAATCAACGGGTGAAGTAATCACATGGAGTTTTACTGAAGAATACTTTGACAAACTACTTGACGAAATGGAACAGGAATATAAGAGTTTATACTGCACTATCCACGATATACCAATTGTCTATCACTATGGGAGGATTCTATGAACAAGCGAATTAAAAAGAAACAACGAAAACTCAAAAACAAAAAACTATGTAAGCGCTATCCTTTCCTTATCATTCGCGATTGGGAAGATGAACCACTCGGTTATGAATTTACTTATCTCGACGATATGCCAGAGGGTTGGAAGCGCGCATTTGGCATAAATATGTGTGAAGATATAAGACGAGTTCTTGTTAAGGCAAATTATCTCTACGATTATCGAGTATGTCAAGTAAAAGAAAAATATGGAACTTTGAGATGGTACGACTATGGCGCGCCTTCATCAATTTACCGCGAACTTTGCGACGCAATTGACAAATATGAAGACTTGTCTTACCGCACCTGTATACGTTGTGGGCGGCCGGCCACTAAAATTTCGCTTGGCTGGATAAGTCCATTTTGCGATGAGTGTGCGGAGAAACTTTCTGATAGAGTAAAATTTAAGGAGATAGACTGATGCCAGAAGTAGGAGATACAATCAGAATTAACTATATGAAAAACGAACCGCAATATACAGGTAAAGAAGGAGTAATCACCCATATTGACGATTTCCAACAACTTTTCGGAACGTGGGGTGGTCTCGCTGTAATTCAAGATATGGACGATTTCACAATTATAAAGAAAGGCGATGCCAATGTTCAAAGCTAAACGAATTGACACCGGTGATATCGACATCGTCCTTGCAGTCGACCACGACGATACCTTCCATCAAACCCACTTCCTAATCTGGAAAAACGGATGGAGATGGCGACCGGCCGCAATGTACGTACCACCTAAAGTGGAACTCGATAAAGAAAAGGAAATTTGACTATGGATAAAAATTCAATTACAATTACAATTGAAAATTATTGTGGACAGAAAATAACGTTCACTGCATCAAAAGATGCAAGAGTTGAAACATTATTAAGCATCGACGGCTCAAAAGTTGTGGGCTTTGATATTGATGTGAGAGATGATGATATACTAATTAAAAAAGAGGATTTACCGGCTTAAATCTATATACTATCCATTTATTCCGGTGACTTATAATTAGAAGAAATAAATGGAGGATTTAGTAATGCCGAATCATAATTTTATAGATGAAACAGGAAAACAATATGGTGAGTTAACCGTATTATATAGAGCAGAGAATAATAAATCTGGACGCGCCATGTGGCATTGTCGTTGTTCTTGTGGCAATGAATTAGACGTATTAGGCAAAAGTCTTCGTAATGGAAACACCAAATCATGTGGATGTTTACAACGTAAGCGCGCGGCCGAGTCAAATATGAAACGAGTAGGTTCATTAGTAGGACAAAAATTCGGAAAACTTTTAGTATTAGAAGAGTCAGGTTTTATCACTCATCCAAATGGAAAACGTAGCCGATTATACAAATGTTTATGTGACTGTGGTAACTATTGCGAAGTACAACATCAATACTTAGCTTTTGGCGATACCACAAGTTGTGGATGTATTCGTTCAAAAGGCGAATTTCAAATCGCCCAGTTGTTGAAAGAACATAATATAAATTTTCAACAAGAATATATGTTTGAAGACTTAAAAGATAGAGGAAATTTACGATTTGACTTTGCTATTTTTAACCAAAATAAATTAGTATGCTTGATAGAATTTCAAGGAGAGCAACATACTTATTCTTCTAATGGTTTTTATAGCGATGATTTAATTAAACACGATAAACAAAAAGTCGAATATTGTAAACAACATAATATTCCTTTATATCATTTATATTATAAAGATAAAGCAAAAACGCAAGTCACATGGAATGATTTATATAACATAAAAGAAATACAGGAGATAGTTAATGGATTATAACGCTCAATCAATAGAACAATTAACCTTCAGGGAGGGGGTTCAACGTAGAATCGGTATTTATCTCGGCTCCGCAGACCATACCGGTGTTATCGCGGGGCTTTTAGAGTTAGTAAACAATGCAACCGATGAGGCGCTTGTTTGTCCTACTGCAACCAAAATAGAAATAGAAATTGGTCCAGACTGGGCAAGCTGTCGAGATTATGGTCGCGGTATGCCACATGGTCCGAACGACTTCTCTGATGAAGTAATGATAAATCTTTTAACCGAAAACCACTCAGGCGCTAAATTTGATGATAACGCATACGGCGGCAAGTCGCGGGGACTTAACGGAACCGGCAGTGCCGCAACATGTTGTTCTTCTGATTGGTTTAAAATATCAAGTTATCGCGATAATGCAGAGTGGTATATGGAGTTTTATAAAGGTATTCCTAAATGGGATAAATGTCAAAAGAAACCGCTTAAAACCGGCTGCGCGCAAGGTACGTACATCGTATACAAACCAAGCCAGGATGTTTTTAATGCTGAGCCAATACATTTTGACTTTGAAGAAATTTGTAGTATAATAGAAGAGTATTCATATTTTAATAAAGGGGTTGAATTTATTGTTTCTAATGCAGAAACCAAAGAAAAGAAAAGTTACCTTAGTAAAAATGGCTTAATGGATTTTGCAGATACAAAAGTACTAAAGCGAATTCATAAGCACCCGATTCATATTCAAACCACCGAAGATGATATTGATATTGAAATTATACTCAATTGGACCACTGGTAGAGAAAAGTTTTATTTATTTTCTAACGGTGGTGAAAATGAAAATGGCGGCACCCCAATTACGGGTATTAAAACCGCGCTCACCAATTTCTTTAAAAAGAAAGTAAAAGACTTAGGCTCTGGTGATGTAGTACGAGCGGGATTGGTTTATATATGTTCGATTAATTTAAAGAACCCAATCTATGATGGCCAGACCAAAAATAAAATTACAAACCCAGAACTTCGCGGTCTAGCACAGAGATGCACTACACAGATGCTTGATGATTTTAGCCGTAGGTATCCAAGTGAATTTGACCAAATAGTAGAATTGCTTACAAAAGAACTTAAAGCCGAACGAGCCGCAGAGAAGGCACGCAAACAAGTTCTTGAAGCGTCAAAGGAAATTGAAAAGAATCAGAAGAAAAAGGTTTTCGCCTCAGATAAACTCAAAGACGCAGAGTTTCTTGGTCCAAATTCAATTCTTCTCCTTGCCGAAGGTGATTCTGCTCTTGGTGGGCTCGCGCAGGGTAGAGATTACACAAGATATGGTATTATGGCACTCAGAGGAAAGATTATTAATTGTCTTTCCAACCCAGAAGAAAAAATTTACAACAATGAAGAAATCAAACTTCTTTTAAGTGCTATGAATATAGTGCCAGGCAAGTATAACAGTTCTAAGCTACGCTATGGTAAGCTCGCCATATGTACCGATGCAGATAGCGACGGCTACCATATCGGCTTACTCATAATGGCGGCACTACAATATCTTGCGCCAGAGTTTATACGAGAAGGACGTTTGTGCTGGCTTCGCTCACCTCTATATATAGAAGAATACAAAGGTAAAGAAACCTATTACTTTACCGATGAAGAATTAGAGAAAGCTAAAAAGAAAAACAAAATTAAAGGACATCTTCAAAGAAACAAGGGATTGGGTGCGCTTGAAGCAGAACAAGCAAGAAATTCTATGTTCTCACCGGAATATCAGAGGTTAGATGTAATGGAATGGGACGATGAGGCAATTGATTTGCTTTATGAATTAATGGGTAAGGATGTAGAGCCTAGAAGAGAATTTATTATGGAAAAGGTTGATTTTAGTAAGGTAAGGGAGTAAAATTATGTTAACAAATGCAGAAACAAGAGAATTAATTAAGAAAATGAAAGATTGTGGTATTAAGCCCATAGAAATTAGAAGAGAAAGTGGAATAGACGAAAGCAAATTTCATAGTTTTTTATATTCCAATTGTAAGCTTGAGTTTAAATATTTAATTTTAGTTTTAGGATATATTGAATATGCTTATCCATGGTTCTTAGAAGAGTTAGATGATGAAACAAATTATGGACAAGTTATTGAGGCCATATGGTTTAATTCAGATGATGCTTCAGATGTTTTAAATACATTGAATGAGAAGGAAATAAATGAGTAAGCTAAAACCAATAATAGAAGAATCAATGATACAATATAGCGGTGCGGTTTTACAGAACCGCGCCCTTGTTGATGTACGCGATGGCCTCAAACCATCTGCCCGTCAAATCTTATATTGTATGTATGAAAATAAATATTTATCAAACAAACCTCCGCAGCCTACAACCGGCCCAATTGGAGATGCCATGAAGTCCTACTATATCCACGGTGACGCTTCATGTCTTGGTATTATTATGAGAGCGGCCCAGCCATTCGCGATGCGGTACCCACTAGTCAATGTCAAAGGCAATGCAGGTACGTTAATTTCAAGTGGCAATTACGCTGCAGCCCGTTATACCAAAAGTAGACTTTCTCCTTTGGGTGAATATATCTTCCAAGGCATTGAAAAAGAAACTATACAAGAATGGCGCGAAGGCATAGATGAAAGTAAACACTATCCCGCAATCACACCAAGCAAAGGTTTTTATGGTATTTGCAATGGTAGTACAGGAATTGGTATTGGTATGGCCTCGTCGATTCCGCAGTTTAACCTCTGCGAAATGAATAAGGCGCTCGAACATCTTCTTCTTAATCCAAACTGCGATTTCAATGACATATATATCGCACCAGATTTTGCAACGGGCGCAGTGTTATTAAACGAAGACGAAGTAAAAGCCTCAATGAAGAAAGGTACCGGCTTTGCTTGTAAGTTACGTAGCGTAGTTGATTACGATAAAAAAGAAAACTGTTTTGTAGTAACGGAGATACCATATGGAGTCTATACAAATACAATTTGTGGTGAGCTTGAAGACATCATCAATGGAGAAGAGAATCCAGGAGTTGATAGATTTAATGACCTCACTGGCAAAACCCCACTAATTAAAATCTATCTCGCTAAAAAGGCAAACCCGAACAAGGTTTTAAAATACCTTTATAAAAATACCTCACTTCAATCTCACTACTCAATCAACTTCACAATGCTCGATAATGGACGCTTTCCTAAAGTATTCACATGGAAAGAAATGCTTCAAGCCCACATCGACCATGAGAAAGAAGTATATAGAAGAGGGTACGAATTTGATTTAAAGAAAATTGAAGACCGCCTTCACATAATCGAAGGCCTTCTCAAAGTAATCGAAGACATCGACAACGTCGTCCGCCTCATCAAAACATCCGAATCTACGTCGGTGGCGCGCCAGCGTCTGATGAGCGAATACGCACTCGACGAAGTTCAAACCAAAGCAATCCTCGACATGAAACTTTCTCGACTTGCACACCTTGAAGTCGAAAAACTAAAATCTGAAAAGTCAAAACTTGAAAATGAAAGAAATTTCATCTATAATATAATTAACAATGAAGATGAGTTCAATGCTCAACTCATTAAAGGGTGGCGTGAAGTCGCAGACAAATTCGGCGATGCCCGCCGCACACAAATACTTAATATCTCAAAGGAAGACGAAGAACCTACCGAAACACAGGAACTTCTAATTAATCTATCAAATCAAAATAATATCTATGTAACCACCACATCAACTCTGTATTCACAGCGACGTGGTGGTGTAGGCAACAAATTCAAAATGAGTAAGGGAGAATATGTAATTGCTACTGCATCGGGTACAAATCTCGATACTGTTTTACTGTTCTCCAATCGTGGAAACTGCTTCCACCTTACACCTTCTGAACTTCAATTTGAAGAAGTAATTCCAATTGAAAGTCTAATTGAAATTAGCGCAAATGAAAAAATCGAACAACTTGTTTTCCTCAACAAAAAGAAACAAAAAGAACACATAATCTTTTTTACAAAAAAAGGTATTTTAAAGAAAAGTAAGCTTTCAGAGTACAACATAAAACGCAAAGGCGGTGTTAAGGCTCTAAACTTAGATAACAATGATGAAATAGTGTCGATTCTTTTTGTAGACAACGAACGAGTTGGTATGATGACTGCGCGCGGTCAGTTCGTATTATGTGAAACAAAGGATGTGCGTCCAATCGGACGAGCAGCAAGGGGAGTTAAGGGCATAACCCTTAATAAGGAAGACTTCTTAGTATCCGCGCGAGTGGTATCGCCAGATACAAAAGAATTTTTAAGCGTAAGTGAAAAAGGATATATCAAACGAACAACCGCAAAAGATTTCACAGTAACCGGAAGAGCAACAAAGGGTGGTAAAATACATTTACTCAAAGACACAGATGATAGATTGATTGATTTTGCTCCGATAACCAATGAACGAGAATCTATCGTAGTAGCATCCAACGCACAAATTAAAATTAATTTAAATGAAGTAAATCTTCTTTCAAAAGGTGCGCAAGGGACAAAATCTATGAAACTCTCTAATGCAAAAGTTATTGGACTACTTGTTATGTAAGTAGAGAAGTCAAAATTTGAGTTTAGTTCAAAAATTTAGTATAATAATTATAGAAAGTTAAGAATAACTTTCGAACAAACACATTCATTAAAAATATTTATTAAACAAGGAGATTTAAAAATTATGAAGCTTACAGAGAAGTCAAATGAAGTATTCGAGTATGTAAAGGCTAATGGTGGAAAGGTTTCGATTCCTGAGCTTGCAAGCGCACTTGATAGAACAGAGCGTTCAGTAGGTGCTAATGTAACTGACCTCACAAAGAAAGGTCTCGCAGCTAGAGAAAAGGTTGAGGTTGAGGGAGCAGATAAGCCGATTACTTATGTCGTTCTTACAGACGAGGGAAAGGTTTTTGTTCCAAGCGAAGACGAGGAGTAATTAAATAGGAGGGTTGAACAAACCCTCCATTATTTATCCTTTTTTAAACGAACAGAACTAACAGAACTAAACAAACGAGGTAAAAATTAATGTTAAGACAGGCAGAAAATAGAGTAAAAATTGAAGGAATTCTCGCAGAAATCGACATCAAACCAGGTTCATTTAATAAGAACGGACAGACAATGGAGTCTATTGGTGGCTCTATTACTGTAAAGGTAACTCAGAAGATTAGTGGTGAAGAGAAAGAACTGGCTATTCCGGTTCATATGTTTGCTTCTAAGCTTACAAATAAGGGTACTCCGAATCCAGCTTATGAATCTATTAAGAAAATTGCAGATGAGTATGTCAGCATCGCCGCATCAGACAATGGTGAGGACGGCGCGGATAGAATTCGTATCACTAGCGGAAGTGTTCGTATGAACGAATATTATAGCGCAGATGGTAGACTGGTTTCGTTCCCAAGAGTTAACGCTTCTTTCGTTCAGAGAATCTCAAAAGCAGAGTGCAAGCCAGAAGCGACTTTCACAACTGAGTTTGTAGTAGCAAATAAGAGTGAAGAAATTGATAGAAACGGTGAAGTAACTGGTAGATATAGAATCGATGCAATCATTCCACAGTATGGTGGCAGAGTTGATGTAGTTCCGATGTTCGCGCAGAGTCCTGGAGTTATTGATGCCGTTTCCACATATTGGGAGATTGGAGATACAGTTAAAGCTAATGGTAGACTTGATTTCTCGGCAACAACTGAAACAACACTTGAAGAAGTTGATTTTGGTGAGCCAATTGAGAAAACAAGAACTATAAATAGAAGTGACCTCATTATCACAGGTGGCTCTCAGACTGCGCTTGAGGGTGATGCAGCGTTTGATAATGCTGAAATTCAGAATGCGTTGGCTGATAGAAAGCTTAGACTTGAAAAGCAGAAAGATAGAGATATGTCTAGGGCTGCTACAAGACAGGCACCGCCGCAGACAGCTAAGAACGGATTTACTGACCTTGGATTTTAATGGAGGTGGGCTTCAATGATAGATATTTTATCCATTGAGCCTACGGTTATTTCTAGAGATTTAAAGGGTAAGTATTTACTGTTATATGGTAAGCCTAAAACCGGGAAGACTACGATGGCTTCCCGGTTTCCTAAAAATCTTTTAATTGCTTTTGAAAAAGGATATAATGCCATTGATGGAATTAAGGCTGTTGATATTAATAAGTGGTCGGAGTTCCGTCAAGTATTAAGGCAATTAGAGAAACCAGAAGCTCAAGCTATGTATGATACGATTACAATTGATACTACTACTATTGCTTATGAAATGTGCGAACAATTTGTATGCAGTCAGAATGGAGTTCAATCAATTCGTGATATTCCTTGGGGTCAAGGTTGGACTCTTGTTAAGAAAGAGTTTGAAACTTGCCTTCGTAAAATAACAATGCTTGGATATGGTCTTGTTCTTATTTCTCATATTGAAATGAGGAAAGAAAAGACCGCAGATGATAGTGAGATTGAAATTCTTGCTCCGTCAATGCCAAAGCGTTGTTATGAAGTTGTA